GCTTTTGCAGGGCCTCCATAAAGTCGATGATGGCGCCCTGGGCGTCGGTCTGCATACGGTCGGCCAGGTCGGTGGCGTCAATGCCCAGCTTTTTCAAGACCTTGCTCTGTTTTTCGGTGGCAGCGCTGCCCGCCGTCATCGTCGTGATCATCTTTGCTATGCCGGTGGCGGCTACGTCCTCGCCCACGCCCACGCTGGCCATAGTGTCACCTATGGCGGCAATCTGCGCGGCACTCAGGCCGCCAACGTCGCCAAGGCTGCCCACGGCTGTAACGATGCCGGATAGCTGCAGGGCGTTGGCGCCGCTTACGTTGCCCAGGTAATTGATCTGGTCGGCCAGGGTCGTGACCTCTTTCTGGTTCATTTTGAAAGCGGTTCGCCACTGTGCCATCCAGGTTCCGGCCTGGTCGGCGGTCGTATCAAACGCAACGCCCATCTTGGCGGCGTCCTCGGCAAAGCCCACGATTTCCTTGCGGGCGATGCCGCTTTGTCCGGCTGCCGCTGCAATCTGGGTCAGTTCTTCGGCCGTCATGGGGATTCGGGTGCTTAGTTCCAGCAGGGCGTCGCTCATCTCGTAGTATTGCGCGGTGAGTTCGCCGTTATCATCCTTTAGCCCATCAACCACCTTTGCCACGTCTGCCATGCTGCTTTCGTAGGATATGGCATTTTTCACGCTGACCACAGTTGCTGCTGCGGTCGCCGTGCCTACGGCCGCAAACGCGGCGGTGGCGATTTGGGCTGCTTTCTGCGCGGTCTTGCTCCAGGCATTGGCCTGTTTCGCTGCGCCGCTTAAGGCATTACCATACGAGGCGTCGAGCTTGCCCGCTATCTTGACTGCGAGTTCGAGTTCTTTACTGCTTGCCATAATTCAGCCACCTCATGGTCTACCTCAAAAAATTCACGCAGGGTCATATTCAGGTAAAGATCAAACCCTGTCTTGGTCTGTATGCTAAGGGCCAGCGCCTCCTTGCGCAGACGCTTTGGCTCCTTTACTCGGAGAAAAAACTACCACTGACGGCGTTCTTTACGCTCACGGCGTCCTTGGCGGGCAGCCGCTGGAAAAACTCAAGCGGCAGCCCGGTGGCAAAGCTGGCGCAGGTGAACAAGTACTGCATATCCAGTTCCAGCACCATCGTGGGGCGGTTCTTCCTGCGCTCCACAATGTCGCTTGCGCGGATCAGGTCGGCGGCGGTCAGGTTCTCCACGCCGGTCAAGTCCAGCTTGGTGTAGCATACGCCCTCGAAAGTGTACGGCACCGGCAGCTTCAAAAGCAGCGGGTTTTCTTCTTCCTGGGCGGCGTCCTCGGTCGTCTGTTCAACCAGCGCTTTGGCGTTACCGGCCACAACGTCGATCTTGGTCTCTTTGCCGTCTGCTGCGGCAGCTTCGGGCAGGGTGGTTTTCTTCTCGCTCATATCAGGTCAGGCTCCTCACTTTGCTCATAATGTCAACGCCGTTCACGCGGTATTCGCCGGTCAGCTTGTTCAGCAGCAGCTTTTCCTTACCGTCGTACTCCACCAGAATGTAGGTGGTTTCCAGCGTCAGGGTGGCATCCATCGCCTTGCCCTGCTGCATAGTGCCGGGGGTGAACTTCTTAAACTGCCCGCGCTCCACCACGCGCACGCCCACGTCGTCGCGGTGGTTGTTCGTGTCGATGGTCTGGATCGCGCCGCGCAGGGTAATGTCCACGGCGTCCAGCGGGGACATCAGGCTGAACATATCCTCGTACAAGGTACGGAAGGGGATCTCCTGTTCCATGCCGCTGAAAAAGCCGGGCGTCGGGCTGTCGATCTCGCCCATGATGCCGGGGCCACTCAGGGTCTCGCTCATAGCGGCCAGCTCCGGCAGCTTAACTTCGCCGGAAATGCCGATCAGTTTGTTGGCGTTGCTGTAGACGTTAAAGTCGTGCAGCTTATCGGGAATAATACCGTTTGCCATGCTCTGTTACCTCCTTTAAGGTCTTAGGAGTTCAGGGCCGTTTCCAGGGCGCTCGTGTCAAAGCTGAACACGAACTCGATGAATTCGGCCGGGGTGTAGGGGGCCAGCGCGATCTTGAACTGGACGTGGCCGTTCAGAATCTCGGTGATGGGGTTGTCATCTGCGTTGTAGCTGCACGCATACCCGGCGCAGATTCCTCTGGAAACAAAACCGTTGCCGGTGATGTTCTCGCTGTCCACGATGTTCTCGATCAGGCGCTGCTTGTTCACGGGTTCGTCAACGCGGGCCTGGTAGGTCAGGGCCACGCTGTTGCGCCGCCAGGTAAAGAAGCGGCGTACCCAGAACCAGCGGTCTTTGGGGTCGGTGGTCGCGGGGTAGGCACAGGAGTTATTGCCCCACAGGTGGTAGCCGTTGGCATTGATGGCCGTCGCCACGCCCGCGCCGTTCAGCACGTTTGCCTGTTCCTGGTCAAGGATCACCTCGGTGCCGTCGTCCAGGGCCAGGCCGGTGATGGGCAGGGCGCTGTTGCCAATGTACAGGCTGGGCAGGTTGCCCGCCTCGATGTCCTTGGCGCTCATGGCGGCAGCGGCGATAGCGCTCGGCGCATACAGTACGTCGCCCACGGCAAACTTGGGCCACAGGGCATAGGCGTGTTCGCTGGTCATGCCGCTGGCTTCTTTCTTGGTCTTGACGTCGGTGTACTTCTTGGCGCCGGTGCTGGTGCAGTCAATGTCCAGCACACATTCGGCGGTCAAAAAGCCGTTGATGTTCTCGCACTTGCCCTGCAGGGCGGCAGCCACGGTGGGGTCGTGGCTCCAGCCGGGCGCCAGCAAAATGCCGGGGGTCATACCCAGCTTCGGGTGCACCTGGCGGATAACCTCGCAGCCGGTCTCTTTACCATCGCTGGTCACGCCGCCCACAATGTCTGCGGCGGTCACCTTGCTGGCGTCAATCTGGTTGCCGTTCACGGTCAGGGTCGTGGCGCTGGCGGCGTCCCCGATCATAGTGATCTGCAGGGTGCCGTCCGTGTTGAACTCAGCCAGGTAGTCCTTGCCCAGGGTGTAGGTCTTGGAGGCGGTCGTGCCGTCCTTTACGGTCAGACCGTCCAACAGAACGCCCTGCAAGTCCAGGGTCGCCTGTTTGTTGTTCAGCTGCAGGGTCTGCGCGGTAAAGGTCTTCTTGTGGGTGGCAGGGTCAAGCACGTTAATAAAAACGACCGGCCCGGCACCAAACAGCTTGAACGTGGCGTCCATGCTCTGGCACAGGCTGTACGACTTAAAGTCGCCACTGTAGCCCAGCGCCTGGACGGCCTCGGACAGGCTGTTTGCCAGAATGGGGGTGTTTACCGCTGCGGCGGGGTCTGCGGCCATGTTGACCGGCGCTGTGCCGATAACGACCTGCAGGCCGGAATCGCCGCCCACCGCTGCGCTCACAGGCGTGGCGGTCTCGCGGGTAGAAATGCCGTGATTATATGCCATTTTCGGGTTCCTCCTTAAATAGATTTCAGTACGGTGTTATAAACCGTATATTCAGGGGTGCCGGGTTTCTTCAAGTTGGCGCGGGTCTCGGCCATCTTGCTCACCGGCACGATCAATGTCGCCAGGGCGGGCAGAGCCTTGGCCTTTTCGGTCAGGACCTCCGGCGCTCCGTCGGTATACACGCGGTACTGGGTTGCAATTCCGCGCAGGGTTGGCCCCATGTAGGCCACAGGCTCCGGCTTTGCTGCCTTTTTGGGCGCTGCGGTCTCGGCGGGTTCTTTCTTGGTACTCATGTCAGGTCGCTCTCCTTTGCGGTAATAGTCGGCGCTTCCACCATAAAATCCACGGTTCCATATCGGAACTCCCTGTATTGCCCATCGTCCGTGTTCCAGTCAATAGGCAGCAGGATCTCGCACGGATCCACGCGGCTGTCTTTCAGTGCTGCCGCCATCACCTTTTCCTTAATGCTCAAAAGGTCGCGGTAGCCCTGGCGGCTTGTGCCGGTGTCGTATACGCAGAACAGCAGAACAATGGGCATCGTCTGGCGGCCCCAGTCCTCCACCGTGCCGCTTCCGGCGTGAACGATACAGAACGGGCAGAACGCAAGGTCTGCGTCGTCGTCGCCCTCCGGCTCCGGCAGGTTGTGGGTAAAAACGCGCACCTCTTTGTAGGTGCCGTCCGGGGCAGGGTAGGTATGCCCGGCCAGGGTACTGCTTACCCAGGCGGCCAGGGCGTCCACAACCCCCTGCGTCGTCACAATGTTCGGTTCGCTCATCCTGCGTTCCCTCCGTGCTTGGCAAGCTGCCGGGCGATCTGCTTCTCGATTTCCTCCACCAGAATAGCCTGGATCGTGTCGCGCATATTACCGCGCACGGTCTTGGGGTCTAACTGGCTCTCGGCCATTTTCGGAATGCTGATACTCCACAGCTTGTCTATGGCTTCATGGTGCCGGTCAATGCCGCCGGTCGGGCGGTGGTAGGTGTAAAAACTGCCGTTGCGCTGGGCCACTACCACGTCGCCGTTCTTAAAGGTCGTGATAAACGCTTTAATGCCGCCCTTGTTCAACTCCTTCAGTCCGCCTTGCAGCAATACCTGCGCCCGCGTGGTCGGCGGGCGGCTGCTGCCGCTGGCGGGCGGGTCTTTCGGGCTTACACTAAAGCGCCGCAGGTTCTGCACCTTGCCTCGGATGTAGATCGTGGCGTCGTACTTCTTGCGGCTGGCGCGGGCTATCTTCATAGCCGCGTTGTATTCCTTGGTTTTGGCATCCTCTGCGTAGTGTTCGCGCAAACTCTGCACAATCAGCTTTCTGGCTTTGCGGGCGGTGCTGTTCGTCGCCTGGCTGATAACGTCCGGCGTTTTGTCGTTCAGGTCGCCCAGCCTCCGGCCAATCTCGCCCATCCAGTCGTCGTTGAAGTTGAACTCTATAACGGTCATTGCGCTCTGTATGCCTCCAGCGTAAGGGCGTAGATGCCGCCCTCGTCGGTGCAGTCCAGCACGGTGTAGCGGCGTCGGCCGTCCAGGTCGATGCCGCTGCCGATGCGGGGCTTGGCTCCGTAGTCTTCG